TAAGTTCACACCCTTCCCAGAACCAGGAAGGACTGGCCGCCCTGGTTTCTTAAAAGGACCACCTTTTCACCGACTGCCAGGCCGTAATAATATTCGGACGTGCCGTCAGTGTTGGTCTGATAGTTGTTCTTCAGGACGTGGGAATGGGACGCGAAGGACGCGTCGCCGCTTCCGCCTGACTGCGCTTCGGTGGTGGGTGAACCCTTGACGCCAGTGTGATAGTGTGTAGGATAAAAGCCGGCCTTGAATTCCTTCATAACGACGATAGCGTCGCCGGAAATGTCGAAGCGGTTGTCGACACGGATCGTCAGCGGTGACGTTTTGGTCACGGTCCCGAACATATAAGCGGCCGGAACGCCGGCGTTCTGTGTGCCTTCCGCGACTTTTTTCATTGTGTCAAGAAGTCCCATATTACACCACCTTCAATTTCAAAGACATAGTTTCCTTCAGAAGATCGTGACTGGCTTCTTCGACGATAAAGAAGGACTTCACGTCCACGGCGCCGATTCCGATAAACAAGGCGCGGCCGGCGCGGACGGACAGGTCAGCGATCGCGTTCACGCTGAAGGACCGCTTCGGCCTGTTGTAAAGTTCCAACATTTGATCGCCGCGTTCCTTGATCTGCGCTTCGTTCATGCTTTCGTCGACCGTTTCGTAGTTTTGCAGAATACCCCAGAAGTTCATATTGTTAGAATCCTGGAAGATATAGGCGTCACGCTTGCCGGTTTCCTTATTGTCGCGGACCAGTTTGATCTTGTTGAAGGTGTCGGAATCTATGTCGGTTTCATAGGTGAAGCCTGTCGCCAGGCTACCGTCACCCACGAAAAGGTCCAGTTTCGCGGTTTCGACGTCAGTCAACGTCAGTTTTCCGAAGTCGTCCCACAGAACGAACATTTTACCGGTATTGATCAGGGTGTAGTCGATCGCCTTCAGAACAATATCGAAAAGGGTTTGTCCGTCTTCGATCATGGAAGGGATCACATATCCCGTATTGACCAGGCTTCCGGTCTTCAATTTGAAGTCCTCCGCGATCTGTAAAAGAATCTGGTCGGCGCGCTTACCGGTAAAGACATAGGTTTCCTTGTTTTTCTTCAAATACCAGGTTTGATCGTAGGCCAGAACCTGAACCTGGTCTTTTTCGTTCTGGCTGATTTTCACAACGTAACCGTAGAACAGGCCCACGTCGCCGTCCTTCAAACAAAGGATTCCGCCGTGTGTCCATTCCACCGCGTCGTCGACGATCGCGGTCAGGTCCAGGGAAGAAGGGGAACCGGACCGTTTTGTCGACCATTTCGCGGCCGTGATCAGCGTCGTAATGTCGAACGCGTCACCGGTGACGTTGTTCTGATACAGGATAGAAATTCCCATTATGGAATCGTGAACACCTGTCCGGCGTAGATCAGATTCGGGTTCGAACCGATCACGCCTTTATTGGCGTTATAAATTTTCGTGTAGTCGCTCCCCTTGCCGTAGATCGCTTTCGCGATATTCCACAGGCAGTCCCCAGGCTTCACGGTGTAGGTTTTACTGGTCTGTTCCGGCGTCCCTGGCCTTTCGGGTTCCTGGGTCTTCGCCGGTTCTTCTTTCTTTTCCGGAAGAACGATTCTTTTCGGGGAAGTGTCCTTCCATTCGTAAAGTTTGATCGTGTAATACAGATCCCCCAGTTCGCCGGACCGTTCTTCGTATTCGAAGGAATCAATTCCCATTCGGATATTGACGTCCAGGTCCGTTCCGGTGATCAGGAAGCGGACAGGGGTTTCCTTGTCCCTGGCTTTCTGGATCGCCTGAATAATACTGACGGGGTCCCTGACTTGTCCGGTCGTATAGGGCGCCTTCGATACAGGGAAGAAACTTTCCCAGGACAGAATTCGAAGGCCCTTCTTACGCAGAAGAAGAACTTCGCCCAGTTCAAGAACAGTCACGCGTTCGTTTTTACCAGGCGAAGAAACATTCAGTTTCGCCGGAAGGACGGGAATGTTGATTTCCCGTCCCCCGACGATCAGGGTCATTTTGTAGTTGCTCATTAGTTATACACCCCTTCCGCCGCCGCTGTGAATTCGTCTTCCAGTTTCTTTTCGATCTTGGTGACGACTTCGTCGACGTCGACTTTTTCGCTGATCTGGGCGTCCACCGCCACAGTAGGCGTCAAAGTGACGAAGTTCTGGACATAGCGCATTTCGGCCACGTCGCGAAGGAATTTCAGGTCTTCGTCGGCGATATTGACGTCGCTTTCGATAGAACCCACCGATCCGACACTGTCCACGTTTCCGACGTCATACTGGTCAGTATTCCAGTCGGACACGCCGGCGTCAGAATTTGCCTGGGCGGCTTCGGCTCTGGCGTTTGCGTAGGTTTCGGACAGTTGGGCCGTAGCGTCGGCAAGTTCTTGCTTCGCCGCTGAATATGTGGCGTCGCGTTCTGCCTGGGCGGCCTTGATGTCCGCTTCATACTGATTCAGGGCGTCGGCCCTTGCCTGTTTGGCGGCTTCGTTTTCGGCGGCCGCTGTCGTGGCGAAGGTTACCTGTTCGATCAGGCTGATATTGACGCCAGGAATCTTGTTCAGAAGGGATATGAAGTCGTTAATGATTCCGATCGCGCCGTTAATCATGTTCTGAAGAACCGTTAAAACGCTGACCTTCATATCGCCCATGAAGTTAGCTATGGCCGTTCCGGCCTTTTGCCAACATAACTTTAATTTGTCGATCAGGTTCGCGATCCAGTTGTAAACCGCAAAGAAGGCCACCTTCAGGGCAGTCCAGGCCACCACAAGGGCCGCCTTGCAGATTTCCCAGGCGTTCTTCACGCCACCGACGGCCTGGATCATCTTGTAAAGGGCGGCGATTACGACGCCGACCGCAAGGGCGATCCAGAACAAAGGATTCGACAGAAGGGTCACGAAGAAGGCCTTCGCGGCGCCATTCGCGATCCATGTCGCGGCGGTCTGAATACCCAGGGCCACCGCGTAAGCGATAGCCGCGCCGGCAAGGCCCCAGAAGATCGGGGCGATAGTGGACCAGTTTTCATAAATCCACTGGGCGCCGGCGCCGATCGCCTGGATAACAGGCCCGAAGGCTTCCAGGGCGATATTCTTCGCCAGGGTCCAGACCTGGGCGAAGGTCATAGGCATAGCGTTAAACTTCGCGTTGATTTCGTCAGCAGACGACAACATGGCATTTTTGACGATCGTTGAAGTGATCTGGCCTTCGGCGGCCATAGCGCGAATTTGTCCGATAGGGACGCCCAGATAGTCGGCGATCGTCTGAATGATTGTAGGCGCCTGTTCAAAAATGCTGTTCAGTTCTTCACCACGAAGGACACCGGAAGACATGGCCTGGGTAAGCTGTAACATAGCCGCGTCCACGCCGGCGGCAGATGTGCCGGCGATCGTGAACTGTTTGTTAATCAGTTCTGTAAACTGGATCAGTTCGGCGTTGTTTCCGAAGGCGTCCTTCGCCATAATACCCATTTTGGAAACGGCGTCAGCGGTTGTCTGATAGGCCGCGCGTGAACGATTCGCGGACGCCATAATCATAGACTGAAGTTCGTCCGTGGTCTGAAGACCGTCGTTCATTAGATCGATTCTGGCCCTGGTCGTGGTCATGGTGTCCGCCAGATCAATAATCTTTTGGACGCTGATCGCCGCCAGGGCGGAACCAATATATTTTTTTACGCTTCCCCAGGCATTCGCGACGCCTTTCGCTTCTTTCTGGGCCTGTTGCTGTTTACGGTTGAAGTTATCAACCTGACCGGAAGCGCGACTGACGGCCGAAGACGCCCTGTCGAAATTCGCGCCAGGGTTTACCTGGTCCGACAGGCTGTCGGTCACTTCCAGGGCGCGGTTCGTTCTGGAAAGGGCGGTGGTGATCTTCCGCAGTTTGGAAGTCATACCGTCACGAATAGTCATTTGTGTAGCTACTCCGGCCACAGTTCATCACCTTCCTTTCTTTCCCTTCCGGTTCGCTTTCTTCGCTTCTTTCTTTTCCTTCTCGATCTGAAGGTCGATCGAGGCATAGATAAAGGCCCGTTCCCGAAGGGGAAGGGCCACAAGCTGACTGGGAAGGATTTTCAACCGGTGAAGGGCGTAATGTGCGTAGACGGATTCACCGTCCGCCTGGCTATCATCACCCCCACCGGTTATTAGTTTTTTGCTTCTTCACGAAGGTCGTTCACGTCGTCGGTGAACCCGTTGATTTCCTGGACACCCAGAAGAAGGTCGATAAACTGACCAGGCTTCAGAAGGACGTCGATCAGCGCTTCGGCGCCCATGACGCCATACTTCGCCTGAAGGTCCGCGTCCTTGAAGTTGGGGTCGACGGTGCAAGCGATAACCAGGCGGTTATTGTAAAGGTCCTGATCGGTGTCCGTGGTCTTCTGGTGGGTCTTCTTGTCGAAGGTCACCTTCTGACAGGACTTTCGAAGGGCCTTGTTTTCGCCCTCTGTGATAGACTTGATCGTGAAAGGAACAGGGAAGCCGCTGACCGCGACTTCCGCTGTTGCCTGTACTGTTTCCTCATTTGCCATAAGGAATTCCTGAAGTTTACCCATGTTTTTATCCTCCTTTGAAGTGTGTCGTTAAATCTTCGCGAACGGGGTCAGAATGTCGAAGTCTTCGAAAGTGAAGTCGACGTCTTCGTCCAGTGCGTCGTCGGAATCGCCGTCCAGTTTTGCCAGGACAACAGAATCCAGGTTACAGCCGATCAAAAGGGTCGACTGTTTACCGGCGGAAGATTCATGGTCGTCATTCTCGACCACCATGTCGAAATACACGTCGACGCCGGTTTCCTTCCACTGCTTGATCATAGCGCGGAACAGGGGCGTCATGTAGTAAAGGGTCATGGAGCCGGCGCCGTTCGCGCCAGTGGTCTTGTGGCCAGTCATACGCTTTCCGATCGCCTTGATTTCAGACTTGCTCTTTTCGACGTTGGCTTCGATAGTCTTCGCCATGAACAATTCTTCATTGTTGCCGTTGATCTTCGCGTATGCGCGACCTTCCTTTCCGGAAATGGTATCAGGTGCGTTCAAAGTTTTCACTGTCTGTCACCCCTTTCTTAATTTACGACGACAGTCATGTAAAGTTTTTCCATGCTGTCGTTAGGCTGAAGCGCACAGTCGACGGAAACGTCGCGTTTGCCGTCGCCCTGATTTACGGTAATATCAGCGCTGTCGAAATTGCTGATCGCGTCGATAGACTGATACTGAAGGGCCAGGGCCACCAGATCAGCCTTGAAAAGCTGACGGCCGGTGTCGCTGTTGGTAACAAGGCCGATATAAGAATCGCCGAAGATACGGGCGACGTCGTTCGCCCACCCGTCCATGACACGGACAACGCGGTTAGAAGTCCAGTCGGCGGACATATTCTGGCCGATAGTTACCAGGCTGTTAATGTCAGTCAGGACGCGCGCCTTGCCATAGTCGGCATAGAAGACGAATTCGCCGGCCTGGATAGCGGCTTCGAACTGGGACTTCGTATATTTAATATCGACGTCCACAGCGTCGTCGTAGGCGGTATTCGTCAGGCTTTCGTTGACCTCCGCGCCGGCAGAAGCGCCAGTCACCCAGGCGACAGCCTTATCACCGGTCACAACAGTTCCGTTCGTAAGAACGACGCCGTTCTTGACGTTGATCAGGCCCATGTTGTCGCCGTCGTACTGGTAAAGGACACCGACGATCTTTCGACCTTCGTCGTCGCGAAGACGCTTCACGAAGGCGGCGAAAAGGGACTTGATGTCTTCATCAGTGCCAGGATAGCCGATCACGTTGAAGGATTCGACTTCGAAGGCCACCAGGGCGGCGGTGTAGTTCGCGGCCTTGACTTCGCCGTTCTCACCACCAGTCAGCGCCGTCGCGGTTGCGATAGACAGGGACGCGGCGGTTCCGAAGGTTACGAAGTTGTTCGCCACCAGGGACGCGGCGCCGCCGTCCTTTGCGACGGTCTGGCTGTCCATGACCATATCGTCAAGATAGGTCACGACGTCGACCTTTGTCGCGTCGTCGACGTTGGTGATCACTGCGACCTTGATGTCATTTCCGCGTGTGCCGCCCCACTTTGCGGTCACGGTCATTCCGCCCACGGTTGCGGACGCCTTCGCGCCACCGCCATTCACGCGGTAGATCAGAAGGGTCTTCGCGCGCTTCAGCGCTTCGCGGACCAGAAGAATATTCGCGTCAGTGGGATCGTAACCGAAGACCTTCAGACTGGACGCGTTGAAGTCAGTCGCGGTCATTGCGAAGATCTGGGATTCAGGTCCCCAGTTAAGTTCCAGGGGAAGGGCGGCGACGCCACGGCTTCCCATTTTGGCGTTGGTTCCCATGCTTACGAAGTTAATGTAAGCGCCAGGAAGAATCTTGTTCTGTACTGTGAAAGTACCTCCACCAATAGGCATAGGTTACACCTTCCTTTCAAGAAATTCGGTTACAAGCTGAATCGCCTGTTCCCGTGTATACTGCTGACCGTCCTTCAGGATCGCCATTACTGCGTCCCTGGGAAGGCCGAGCGTTTTTGAATTGACCAGTTGTTCTTTGCTGAAAACGGGCGCGGCCTGGTCGACCACGGCGTCCGCCTTTTTCTTTGTAGCCATTACGTTATAACCTCCGATCTGATCGTGTTGTTCTGGTCCAGATAATACATTGTCGGAATGACTTCCGGTGTGATCACGAAATAGAAGTCAGTGTCAAAAAGGAACTGGAAGACGCGTTGATCGTCGTCCTTCCTGGCGCTGATATTCGTCAGGCGGATCGTTCGGCGGACGTCGGTTTCGACACCGTCGACGACCTCCGTTTTTTCGTGAACCGAAAGGGATTCGAATTCGTCGAACATGGTTTCGGCCCATTCGTTGAACTTCATATTATCCTTCGAAGCCAGGAAATACAGAACTTCGAACTGGACCGTCCTTCGACGGCGCCTGTCCAGTTTCTTTTCCTGGGACGCTTCAATCATACCGACAAAGAAGTTCCCGTCGGAATCCTTCGGGATTTCGTTGACGAAAACGTGGCGATCGGACCACAGACCGACAAGTTTTTCGGCGACGGCTTCCAGGAAGTCGTTCAGGGTCATTCGGTTCACCTCCGTTATTTCAGGCGGTCCTTAATGATCCTATCCATTTTCCGGTTAAGGCGCGCCGCCTGGGTTGTTTTGGTGCGCTTCACAGCGCGAAGAAGGGTGAAGTGGCCACGGACGAAGCCGCCAGGCGGTCCCACATACATTCCGCCTTCAGGATCGTTTTTCTGGTATACGAAGGAACTTCCTTCCCAGTGACCAGGGACGAAGTGACTTCTGAAGCCGTATTCAAGCGGCTTCGAATAGTCAAGATTATTAAAGACGTCTATTTTGTAGGCACGACCGGCACGAATGGCCTTTTTTCCGCTTTTGAAGTTCCGGCGATAGTCGCCAGTGTTGACAATGCCTTCTTCTTTGCAGATTTTACGGGCCTGATCGCGCGCGTAGCGTCCTTCACCGACGACCAGTTGATCCATAATTTCAGGAATGTCGTTTTCCAGGGCCTGAAGTTGGTTCTGGAAGGCCACCAGTTCAGAATTGTCCACGCTCACGCCAGATCACCGTCCTTCACCTTGATTTCTTGATGTGTTGCATATACGGCCGGACGACCGACGACCGCGAAGTTCAGGTCTTTCTGACTGGAAGGATCGTCACGCCCGAAGCGTTTCAGGACGATCTTGTCGCCAGGAAGGATCGAAAGGTCAGGTCCGGCGAAAATGACAGCGTCATAATCGACGTTGTTTTCTGCGTCTGTCTGTCCGCTACTGTTTGAACCTGTATACGAAAGCGCGCAAATGATACCAGAATAAATCACAGAAGGATCAGACGCCGAAATAGCGTTCTGACCCCTCTGTGGAATGGTTCTTGATACCGTGGCGGTGTCTTCATAGGTCATTTCGATCGCGGCGCGTTCTGCGCTTGCGTTTCCAAAGGCCATAGGATCACCACCTTACTTTTCGATACTCATTCAGGACAGTCTTCCACCCGAAGAATTCGCCGTTATCGGCGCCCAGGTTGAAGGTGTTCGCCGATCCAGACGATCCGGAACCCGTGGCGAAGGTGGTTTGAACGTCACCACGCTTCACAGAAGCCACAGGGCCGGTCGTGGCCGAAGAATTCCCCAGGCCGGCCGACTTGTAATAGCTGACACACATGACGACCAGGACGTTTTCCAGGTCTTCCGGAAGGGTGTCCCAGTTGATGTAACGAAGGACCATTTTTTCGACGGTCTGGATCACATATTCCAGGATCGCGTCATGGTCTTCCGTCTGAATCCCCAGAAGGGCCTTGACCTTCGAAAGACGGCTGTCGCTCGACATAAGGGTTCGAAGAACCGTCGCGCGGTCAGCTTCGGACAGGCCTTCCAGAGAAGATAAAATTTGATTCAGCATGATTACACCACCTTTCGGCGGTCCCGATTATTCACCCTTCGCGGCTTCGATCAGTTCGACGATCTGGGCCTTTGTGGCGCCGTCAGGAACCGCGATTCCGGCGTCCTGGGCGACTTTCAGAAGTTCGTCCTTGTTCATCTTGGACAAAGGCTTTTCGTCGCCCTGGGCGGCGTTCTGGCCGTCGTAGGGTTCGAAGTCGGGGTTCTTCTGAAGCTGTTCGACGACCATGTCGGACTTCGGTTCCAGGATTACGCCGGTATGCTTATTTTTGAACTTCATTGTGTTTCCCTCCTTGTGAATATGATCCTGGCCAGATTACGCCTTCGCGTAGTGGAAGATCAGGTCAGGGGTCAGGGCCTTCGTGCCGTAGTCGTAGAACATAGACACGCCGTAGTCGTTGGACAGAGGAATCTTTTCAGGCTCCTTGTAAGGATAGATTACGGCCGGCTGTGCGATAGCGCCGTCGATCATAATGATCGCGTTAGTGCCGGAAGGAACAAAGACGGAAGAATAGCAACGGACGCCGTGGAAGGTTGCGAAGTCTTCAGCCGCGCTGTCCACGTTGGCGTTGTGAACATTCTTGTCCAGGTAGTTTCTGATCTTGCCGTAGAAGGAAGGATCGCACACCAGGCGCATAATGTTACGGGGAACGCCGCGAACGTAGTCGTTCTTCACGGTTTCCAGGGTCTGAATGAAGGCTTCGACGATAACTTCCACGTCAGTTTCAACAGTTTCGAAGGCAGTACCTTCGTTGACCGCGCACTGGAAGAAAGCAGTGTCGAATTCGGCCGCCACGGTGTCGACATGGTTGTCGGCGCGTCTGGCCATGATGTTACCCACGCCGAAAGTGTCAAGGTCGAACTTTGCGGCTTCCTCCACGATCTCCTTGTGGGTGTTCAGGTTGACAGTGGTAGGGGGTACAGTGATCGCGCTACCCTTGCCGGCGGCTCTTGCAGTGCCGTAGTCCTGGGAAACGCTGTTCTTGAATCTCTTATACTCGACGGAACCGCTTGCAGGATTGCCGGTATAAGACTGGGACTTCAGACCGGACGCCAGGGTGTCCTTCTGAATGTTGCCGATCACAAGACCGGAAAGTTCCGCCAGGTCTACCTTCGTGGAACCAGTCTGGATCAGGGAAATAGCTTTAGTTCTTGCCATAGTAAATCACATTCCTTTCAAAAATATTTTTTGTGATTGATTACAGGACGACAGGGCCGTCCACTTTTGCGGCCGGTGCGCCAGGGGCGCCAGGTTCGGCCGGCTTCGCGCCCTTGATGTCAGGGGCGCCAGGTTTGGATTCCTCCTTGAACAGATAGGCCTTTGTTTCCTTGATAGGCTTCAGAAGGCCTTCAAGGTCTGTCTTCAGGGAACCCGTGTCGTCGACGTCGATCTTGTCCAGGTCCAGAAGGCCGATAATGTCCGAAGGGTCGTGAACCTTTCCGTTCAGGGCCATTCGAAGGGCGGCGTTCTTGCTGATCTTCTTGATTTCGGCGTCGTGTGTGGCCTGAAGGTTCGCGATCGTGGTCTGGGCGTTCTTCACGTCGTCGGCGATTTTGGCCGGATCGCCGGTTCCACCGATAGCCTTCAGCGCTTCGGCGGCGGCCTTCAGGGCGTTTTCTGCGCTCGTTTTGCCGCTGTTCGCGCCGTTGTACTTATCGGCCGGAACGAAACTTCCGTCGTTTCCGATTACCAGATCGACGTCCTTTCCGTCTTTGCCTTTGCCTTTCAGGGCGGCTTCGACCTGGGCGGACAGTTCGTCGCCCAACAGGGACTTAATACCTTCAATGATCATAGGAACTCCTTTCACCGCTGTCTTTTCCGTGACTTCCACACGCTTTGCGGTTCCGTCTGTTCGCCGGACGGTTACGGCTTGAATTATATGAAAAAGACGCCACCTGGAAGGGTGACGCCTTAATCAACAGAAAAAGGGTATAATAAAACGCCGGCCTGTCGGTCGACGTCTTATTCGGGGTGATATTTGCATTTGATACAGGTTTCCTTCTTCTTGTCGTCGAATTCCTCCGGCTTCAAGTCTTCAGGAAGGAACCTGTCGGGGGTTGTACCTTCGGCGACCATAGAAATATCGAAACATTCGTCGCCGGTGACCTGTCTTTGACAGATCGGACAGAACACGGTCTTATTTTCCATTGTTCAATTCCTCCATAACCTTTTTGGTTTTCGGGTCGAATTCGTCTTTCTTGAAGGCGGTTCGGATCACCGGTTCACTGGTCTTCACATAGGCGGCGCCAGACTGTGAATAGTAATTGACGAAGGTTTCGCCGGTCCAGTGGCGGCGCTTCAGGGAAAAGACGGCGTCTTCTATGAACGACCGCGCTTCTTCCAGGGTGACGCCGTGGTTTCGTTCGGCTATGTGACCGACGTCCAGGGACAGGGTGGAAACGTCCACCTTCACCGGTGGGACCCTGACGGTTCCATAAAGGCCGGAATTCTTGACGACCTTATAGACGCCGAAGTCAGCCTTCGTCGCTTCAGGAACGCGGCCCTTGTAGGAATAGAATGACTTCGTTTCGGCCCAGGCTTCCGGCTGACTGTATTTCATAGCCTGGAAGGTTGTGAAGCTGTCAGGGGCGTCAGCGCCCAGGCGGTCGACGTATGAATCATACTGTTCCAGGTCCGCCTTTTTATTATACAGCTTCTTTCGCTCGATTTCAACGGACCCCTGGCCATTCCTGGCCACCTGTCGATCATACCATTCCTGATAGGTGGTGGATTCGGGCATGGGTTCGCCGGAATTGAACCAGTCAAGAGCGTCTTCTGGGTCATGCTCGATCGTAGTACAGCGATCGTTCGGGTGCATAGGCGGATAATTGACGCCAGGTTTCGCGTCTTTGACCTTGAAGACCTTTCCGTCCAGGGCGCCGCACGTTTCACAGGTGCGCGCGTCCAGTGTGGCCATGTATTCATATTCTTCGACGCCGGCTTCGTTATAGGCGGCCCTGTCGGCTTCGCTGTGAATGTGGGTTGTTTCCGTCCGGATCAACCGTTCAGCGTTCTTGTAGGACTGGCCCATTTTCGCGGATAGGGCGGAAGACATGGTTCCGACGCTCTTTCCCTGAATCAGTCCCTGGGTGATTATTTCTCTGGTATTGAAGACAAGGGCCTGTTTGTTTTGCCACAGGCGATCGGAAAACATGGCGCCGGACCAGGGATAAGAAACGGCCTGTTCGATAGTCGAAAAGTCGATCTTCGCGATTTCATTGAAGAATCCGGCCCTGGACTGAATATCATAGCATTTTTTATAATACCCTTCGACGAACATATCCCCGAATTCTTCCTTCATCTGGGCGACACCTTTGTCGAAAAGGTCGTTCAGAATCAGGTCGATCTGGCCCTGTAAGGCTTCCAGACGGGAAATAGAACTGTTCGCCGATAAGGCGTCAAGCTGTGCAGTCAGAAGCGCCCTGGCGTGGGCGTCTGTGGTCTGGGCGATCTGGGCGACGTATGCGTCCAGGCTTGCCTTCCATTCCTGGAATTCCTTCCGGTTCAGAAGGCGGACGGCCTGATCGTATGTAAGGCCATACTTTCCGGCGTATTTCGAATAGAACCCGTCGATTTCACGGCGGATCGCCTTCGCGGCCGTTTCGTATTCCTGGAACATTTTCGCCGAAAGACCGGCGCCGCGAAGATAGGCTTCATTTTCACGCTGTAAGGCGCGCGCGGCCCAGTATTCCTTATTCCTCATTTACGCCACCACCATTCAGGCCGGCGCCATTGTAGCCGCCTTCCTGGCCGGCGTTCGCGCCCAGGCTATTATTGAAAAGACCTTCGCCGAATTCTTCCATAGCGGCCTTCTTTTCTTCGTTGATACGGTCCAGTTCTTCGTCTGCGTCTGCGACCCAGGGGTGATTCTGAAGAATGGTTCGTTTCGACAGAAGACCGTCGCTGTTTCTGGCGTTGTTGATCACGTCGGTTTCATTGACAGGAAGGTCCATATTGAAGATGATGTCGAATTCTTCGTTCGTGAAGACGCCCTGGCCGGTGATCTGAAGATAGACGTCAATGAACAGTTTCAGACGTTGGAAGGTGTCTTTCAGTTCAGTTCCCAGGGAATCACAGTCCGCGTCAAGGTCCATATATCGGAAGTTGATCGCGGTTCCGGAAGCGTTACCCAGTTCAGGGTCCTTCGTATCGACAGCGGCGGCGAAGTCATACACGTCGCGGCGCTGTTTATCCAGGAAGGCCATGACAGCGTCGATATTCAGATCGGCCTGAAGTTTATCCACGCCACCGTCAGTCGTGACCTTGATCGCCATGTGTTCCTTCAGGTCCTTCAGGAATTCGGCCAGGTCCTGACCGCCATAGTTGCGAAGGATATAGATGAACTTCGCGACGTCACGAAGAACGTCGGCCGTGACGGACGTCTGCCAGTTGATGTCGTCGATCAGGTCCTTAATGAAATAACAAAGGGGAAGTTCTTCTTCGTTATACTTCAGCCAGGCGATCGGCGCTTCCTCCCAGTTATAGGCTTTGTCGCCGACGACGAAGTGGGGTTCGGTGTAGTCGTTGGTTTCGTCACCGTGTTCCTTGTCGACGTGGAACTGACCGGCGCCGGTTCCGGCGAAGGCGTCAGTCTTGAACCACTTCACGCCACCAGACCACCAGAATTCCGCGTGTGTGATAACGTGTTTTCTGGTCCCGATATAAATGATCTGATCATAGAATCGAATGAAGGCGTCCAGTTTGGTTCGTTCTGCGTCCTTCCACAAAGGGATCAGTTCGTTCGAAGGGATTCGCATGAAGGCCAGTTTCCCTTCGTCGAAGTAAGGCTGAAGCCAGGCAATACCGGACTTCACAGCGCCCTTTCCCAGTGACTTAATCTTCCGGCGGAATGTGGCGTCGAATACCTTGTTCAAGGCGTCGCCATAGGCGCCGTTCGCGGTGTCCACGGTCCAGGGTTTCGACAGAAGGTAGTTCGCTTTCTGGTCGACAAGTTTCTTCAGAATCGGGTGTTCGATCCTGGTGTTCGACCGGTTGGCGACGTCATTCGTCTTCTTCTGGACGTCGGACCTGTTTCTGTAATAGGATTCAGCCTGAACAATATTCTGATACTGTTCGGACTGTTTGAATTCGCGGATTTCCTCACTGACGATCTGGGCCAGTGACATAGTCGCGTTTTCGGGGTTGGACAGGACAGCGTTGATCCGGTCCATAACCGATAGTTCAGCCATTTTTCACACCTCATTTCAAAACTTCGATAGCAGAACCACGACGAAGGCGTTCGACGGCATAACGAAGGGCCGCCATAGCGTCGTCCATAAATTCGACCGGTTCGTCGATATACAGGCCGGACGTGGCGTCCTTTTTCCATTTCCACTGTTGAACTTCCTTCAGGACATTTACACAAGACGGGTGAATGTGGATTTTTCGGCCCTTCAGCCAGTCAATTTGTGCCTTGACGCTTCCAGGTTCCTTCTTCACAGCGGCCGCCCTGAAGCCGGCCTTCTGCCAGGTCTTGATTCTGTCCGGTTCTGCTGAATCACAGAACATTTCGACGCGTTGGTCGACCTTGTTCTGTTTGGCCAGGTTGATAATTTCTTCCGTGTCCTTCTCAAAGACATAGATTTCGGAACAGATATAGATTTCACCGTCCCGTGATCCCACGCCCAGAATGGCGTCGGCGTGGTTATATCCGAAGTCCTGGCCATAATAGAAGGCGTCGAAGTTGGTCTTCGCCGTCAGGAAGTCATGGACTTCGAAGTTCGTCAGGATCAGGCCGCCCAGTTCGCCCCATTCGCCTTCGCCGTATACACGATAACCTTCAGGGTCTTCTTCGCGTCGGCGTTCCATGCGTCGGTAATACGCCGGATCAATGAACCGGTTCGTCTTATATGTGGAATGGTGGGCCAGAACGTCCGGATCGGCCTTGTCGAAGTATCGGCCTTTGATCCAGTGCGTCGCGCTGACGGGGTTGAAGGTCATTGTGATCTGGTAATACAGATTCGGGTTCAGGCCGTCCAGGTTACCACGAAGACGGTCGTCCAGAATGTCGACGTCTTCAGACAGAAGTTCCGTCGCTTCCTCACACCATATCCACGTCAGTTTTCCGTTCTTGAAGGTGATCGACTTCACCTTTTCGCGCTGTCGCTGATCCTTGACGCCGCGAAAGATGATTCGGTTTCCGGTGATCTTACATTCCAGGGACAACGGGTTCAGGTTGACCTTCCAGAAGCGTTCAGCATAAGGGCCGAACATTCGGAAGATCGCCGCCTGTAATTCTGCGAAGGTGCTGTCGCGGTTTGTTTCTTCGATCTTACGAACGACAAGAAGGTTCGCGCCGGTATACGCCGGATCGGATAACTTCGCGATATAGTCCTGGGCGATATTCACAGACTTTCCGGAACCGGCTGATCCCTTCAGGATTCTATAACGGCCGCGCCATTCGTTCACCGGTCGGAATACAGGGTTAAACTGGGCCGACGCTTTGAATTCAATCTTCGCCGCCGTAGTCATAATTGATCACCACCGTTACAGGGACATTCGCTTCAGGGTTGTCCTTGAACATTCCCAGGTGACGGCCGCACATTTCAAGGGCCTTCAGTTTGTCGCACAGTTTGACTTCGCGTTCGATAGCCTGTTCTATAATAGGATCACCGTTTTCGTCAAAGTCTTTGTGTGGGACATACTTGACCTTCATTCCGGAAATGACCGCCAGATCGTCTTCACTGGCGTCTGACAGGACTTCGGCCGTTTGGAAGTCAATGACCTTTGTCGGATTCAGGAAGGCGATTCTTCCCAGTTCCCGAAGAACTCTGTCGGCGTTGATTCCGGTTCGCTTCGATCGTTCGGCCATAGCGGTATCAATACGCGCGCGAATTTCAGGTTTCGTCAAGTTTTCACTTCCGATTGATCCGGCGGATTCCACAGAATATCCGGCGCGAATTGCGGCCTGTGTCGCGTTCAGGTCGATCAGATATTCTTCACAGAAGCGTTCTTGTTTTGCTGTCAGCTTCGGCATGATTCACACCGTCCTTTCTGTATAATCAATGAATGGGTACAAAAAAGACACTCCCGAAGGAATGTCTTCAATGTACCCTATTCAAAGGAGGGTGGACTTTCAGTCGTCCACGATACCATAATACCATATAAAAACGGCCTTGTCAGTTGCACAGAGTTGCAAACAGTTGCAAACAGTTGCACATAGTTGCATATTTTTTATATTTTGGTGCGGACAAGGGGATTCGAACCCCTATGGAATGAACCACGCGGCCCTGAACCGCGCGCGTCTGCCAGTTCCGCCATGTCCGCGCGTTGTGCCTGGGTGTTCCAGGCACGTTT